TGTCTTTTTCTGCAAGCAACTTTTCAACCCAAACCTTCTCGGGTATTTGGGTATAGAGTTTGTCATCGGCAAGTTTTTGTGCAAAATAAGAATCTAACACGACCCATTTTTTGGCAACCTTTGGTTGTTTGTCATGGTTGTTTATAATATATTCGGCCTGACTTCTTGTTGGGTAAAATTTTTTATTGAGCAAGAGTTTTCTCTTAAGGTCTTGAAGATAGTTGTTCGGACCTTCGTATGTTTCCAATAAAGAAATTGCTTTGGATTCTATCACGTGACCACTATCCAATAAATCTTTTTTGATCAAATATAATCCTTTCTGAAGTATTTATCAACATATGGATAGACAGGTTCCTATAACAAGATTAGGTAAGTTTTTTGGAGGAGAGGATTATGCTCTCGATATTGGTATGGGAGAAGAATGGCTTGAAGGAGATATGAATTTTACGCTTGTCCTTTATAGAGTTGACAAATATAAAACAAAGGTTGATGATGTTTATGGTGAAGCCCTACAAGACGGGATACAGTTTTTACCGCCCGTAGAATTCAAGGGATATGTCCAAATCGTTGCTCCAACCAACCAATATCTAGGAAGATCAAGGGTCAACCAATCGGAACCAGGAAACCTCAAAGTTTCAGTTTACCAACAGACTTTGGATGATCTTCAAGTTTCAATCAACTTAGGTGATTATATTGGATACTATGAAACCGAAAGTCGTGTTAGATATTATTCAGTTGTTGATGATGGAAGGGTAAACTCAGATAACAAACACACCTATGGAGGATATAAGCCGTTTTATAGAACAATAATTGCAACATACGTAAACGAAAACGAGTTTAGAGGATTATGATAATTTTAATAACCGAGGAACAAAAAAATAATTTGGCCGATAATTTAATTGGTGAAAGGGTTATGGTTTATTACAACCTTCACAAACATACTTTCTCCGTAAAGAAAGGGGGTATTGTTTTTCTCCATGCGGATTATCTACAACTCGAGGATGTAGAATTTAGAGTTAGAGAAGGCGGAAGAGAAAAAGTTAACCAAGAAAAAAGAAAAAATGTACATGCCTTTGTAATCGGTACTTTATTAGATTATTGTCAATACCCTTGTGATTCTATACCTGAAGAACCAACAGGTGAAGCCGTGACATATGACCCGTACAAACACAAAAGTTTTGTTGTAAAGAAAACGGGTGAGCCGGTTTACCAAGCCAAAGAAGTTGAAATGATAAATTCAAAAAACAAAATCTTTATAATAGAATAATGGCTTATCCAAAACAAATAAAAAAGACATTACCTCTTAAACCACAAAAGGAGCTTTTGGCGAGAAGGGAACAACTCTTGGATTATATTACAAGGGATGGAACCTATCTACCAAAGTCGGTTTTACATGCAGATTTGGATAGGGGTATGTTGGATTTTTGTAAAGATAAATTACAAACTGTTACTTCAGGTAAGGTTGTTCCTTTTATTGACATCATAATAACAACTCAAAACTGGGCTCAGTTCACCGAAACTTGGAATTTTTCCGACTTGGATAAAAACGTTGCGGTTCCTTTTATGACCGTCGTAAGAAATCCCGAGGTAAAATATGGATCAAACCCGGCCTTAATTTATAACATACCTAACAGAAGACAGTATTATTTTGCCACAGTTCCTACATGGGACGGACAAAGAAAAGGTGTAGATATCTATACAATCCCTCAACCCGTTCCGGTTGACATCACATATAGCTTGAAGATTATGTGTAACAGAATGAGAGAACTCAATCAGTTGAATAAAATTGTTATGCAAACTTTCGCGTCGAGACAAGCATATACTTTTGTTAAAGGTCATTTTGTCCCAATCATTCTACAGAATGTTGGAGATGAGTCTGTGATGGAAATGGACAGAAGAAAATACTATATTCAGTCTTATGATTTTTTGATGATGGGATTTTTAATAGATGAAGAAGAGTTCCAAGTCAAACCAGCCATTTCAAGAACGGTTCAGTTGTTGGAAACTTCTACAAAATCTTTCAGAAGGGGTAAGAAAATTTACCCTGAAAATGCTACTCTTTTTCCATTAACATTCAATTATGATGTGGGCACAACCGCGTATACTGAGAATTACAAATATACTGCTAATCTTCTTTTCGATTCATCAACAAATGTGTCTGATTGGGAAGTTTATTTGAATGGTTCTTATTATGGAGACAACGTTTCAAAAATACAGCTTACGTCTGGTGATGATTTGACTATTAACGTTACTCCAACTAATCCAGCTGAGGCTTGTTCTATTGTCTATATTGCTAACTTAGTTTAGTCTTCCCCGTAGATATCGGTTTTCTCTTTGCACTTTTCTAATATCAAATTTTCCAAGAACTTATAAATCTTAATACCACGTTTATCACAATACTTTTTTAACCTATCATGTGATTCTATTGATATCTTGATGTTCTTAATCTCTTTCTTTGGTTTTGAAGGTGTTTTCATGGGCAGAAAAAAGGCAGAATAAATTATCCTAAGTTTAGAAATACGTATCTACAAGTAAAGTTTTTTGTGTTTGTTTTAATATTTATGATAAAATAAATCAAGTTAGAACTTTTTAATAATGGCAACAGCACAAAAAGTATTCGTCTCCCCAGGTGTTTACACAACTGAAACTGATCTTTCCTTTGTGGCACAAAGCGTTGGTGTAACAACGTTGGGTATTGTAGGAGAAACCATATTAGGTCCTGCATTCGAACCAATCTTCATTACAAGTTACGATGAATTCACAGCCCTTTTCGGCCCAACATCACCCGAAAAATTTGTGAACACACAAATCCCTAAATACGAAGCTGCGTACATCGCAAAATCATATCTTCAACAATCAAACCAATTGTTTGTAACAAGAATTCTTGGTTTATCTGGATATGACGCGGGACCTTCTTGGTCTTTCACAACCGTGGCAAATGTTAATCCTGGAACTATTGGATTGTCGGGAACAGCATTCAATTTCTCGGGACTTACTTTTTCAGGTAATTCTACAACAATAAACCTAACACAGGGAACTTTACCGAATATCATTTGGAATAATTTGGACTCACCTTACACACAAAATGACGGTAGTGTTTCAACTCTAAGAGATGATATAGAATCTCAAATTTTCGATATTGCAAATGCGAGTGGTGCCACTTCTGGTACAAGCTTGTATGTTTATGGTTCTATTGACGGTGCTATGTTGAGTACTTTGACAGGAGGAACTTATACAAGCGTCACAAATGCGTTCGATGTATCAGACATGGATTTGGATACGTTAGTGTTGTCGGCTCAAACAAATGAAAACGATGAGTGGCTTTACGCTACTTTTAATAAACCATCTTTATCATCAGGTGCATACACAGGGTATTCATTCTTTAGTGTTGCTTCAACAATCACTGGTGGTACACCAGGAACTTACGCAACTTTCTCAGGGACTATGTCAGGTTCAGTATACTATTTCACAGGAACTTCTTACTCGGAGTACGATAACGTTGTTGTCGCAACAATGAGATCAAGAGGTATCAGTTTGTATAATTCATCAACTGACGGTCCAAGATATCAAGTAACGGGTTCTACTGACGTAGGTTTGAACCTAGCTGGTTCATATTCTGGCTTAAGTTCTAACCCTTATGCAACTTTCGCAATTACAGGTGTTACATACGAGGGAGATAATTTCTCTTTTGAAACTTCGTTTCAGTCTGCAGACTCTGAATACATTACAAAGGTTCTGAGTGTGGCTAACTTTAGCAAATCAAGACTCGAGGTTCCTATTTTTGTTGAAGAGATTTATCAGACAATGTTAAACTGGTCTTATAATAATGGATACATTCGTGGAATCAATGCAGATTTGACATCATTACCTGAAGCTAGAAACGGAGCAACTGACTCTATTGCAAATAACTTATTCCAATATCAGTCACCAAGAACTCCTTGGGTTGTTTCAGAACTAAGAGGTAATAAAGTTTATAATCTTTTCAAATTCGTTTCAATATCTGATGGAGATCTTGCAAATACTCAAGTGAAGATTTCTATTATGAATATGTCTTTCAATAATTCAACATTCGACATCATGGTAAGAGACTTCTTCGATACAGATGCAAACCCTGTTGTTTTAGAGAAATATACAAATTGTACAATGGATCCTTCAAACAATTCGTTTGTTGGAAAGAAAATAGGATCTTCTGATGGTGAGTATCCTTTGAACTCTAAGTACATAATGGTTGAGTTGTCAGACGAGTATCCGATTGACGCTCTTCCTTGTGGTTTCGAGGGATACATCATGAGAGATTATTCGGGTATCAATCAATCACCTATTCCAATCTATAAAACAGAGTATTATTTCCCTGGTCAAGTTATTTACAACCCTCCATTTGGTACGACAAACGGAGGTACAAATGTAACAACAAGCGGTGGTGATAATGTTAGAAGAACCTTCTTAGGTTTCTCTAATACAATTGGAATTGATGTTTCATTGTTACAGTTCAAGGGATTTCAAAATATTGCGGATCATTGTAATACAAATGTTGAGAATCCATGGAATTGGAAAACAAAAGGATTCCACATGGATTCAGGTGCTACTGTAGTTGAAATAGGAAATGCTTTTACTACAAGTGGTGAATCAGCTTTCGAAGTTGGAGACGCAAGTTTCAACTCAGAACCTACTGATCCAGCAAATCCTTACTACAGACTCTACGCAAGAAAATTCACTTTGTGTTTCGCTGGTGGATTTGATGGATGGGATATCTATAGAGAATCAAGAACCAATACTGATGAATATGCATTAGGTGGTTCAGGATATTTGAAAGGAGCTTGTGCTTCTTCAAGATACCCAACAGCAACAGGATGGGGAGCTTTCAGAAATTATTCAGTTGCAGATCAACCAACTGATTGGGCAAACACCGACTATTATGCATATCAATTAGGAATTGCAACTTTCGCAAATCCTGAGGCTACAAACATAAATGTTTTTGTTTCTCCTGGTATCGATTATGTAAACAATAGTGGTCTTGTAGAATATGCGGTAGACATGGTTGAAGATGACAGAGCAGACTCAATCTACATCTGTACAACACCTGACTACGATATGTTCCTTCCAACTACATACGACAACGTAGGTTTGATATTCCCAACTGAAGCGGTAGATAACTTGGAGAATACTGGAATCGATTCGAACTACACCGCAACATACTACCCATGGATTCTTGTTAGAGATACAGTTAATAATACACAACTTTATATCCCTGCAACAGGTGAGGTTTGTAGAAACTTGGCTCTAACAGATAACATCGCTTTCCCATGGTACGCATCAGCGGGTTATACAAGAGGTCTTGTAAACTCAATTAAAGCAAGATTGAAACTAACACAAGAAAACAGAGATACGTTGTACAAAGGAAGAATTAATCCAATCGCTACTTTCTCTGATGTTGGTACAGTAATTTGGGGTAACAAAACTCTTCAGGTTGCAGAATCAGCTCTTGACAGATTGAATGTAAGAAGACTTCTACTTCAAGCTCGTAAGTTGATTTCAGCTGTAGCTGTAAGATTGTTGTTCGAACAAAACGACGAGATCGTTAGACAACAATTCTTGGATAGTGTTAATCCAATCATGGATTCAATCAGAAGAGACAGAGGTGTTTACGATTTCCGTGTAACAGTTTCTTCTTCTCCTGAGGATCTAGATAGAAATACACTTTCAGGTAAAATTTATCTTAAACCAACAAAGTCCCTCGAATTCATTGACATTGAATTCTTGATCACACCAGCAGGGGCAACGTTTGAAAATATCTAATACAAAGGGGGAGTAACTCTCCCCCTTTTTTTAAGCCAAGATGAAAAAAGAATTCAAAGAGGGTTTCACTTCACACGGTTCTCCCGATATGAAATATTATGCATTTGATTGGGATGATAATATTGTTCACATGCCTACTGAAATTATTTTGAAAGATGATAAAGGT